CGAGATCCACCCTTACTATTGTCGAACCTCGTTTTAGCATTCTGGTCCCCTGTCAACGCATACCGATCGCCCCACCGCTCCCGATACCATGGGCTTGTTATCAGGCGGCGGCACTTAACCGAATCACGCAGTGACAACGACTGGGCATAGGATGCATGCAGGAACTGAACGCCGGGGCCGGAGGTTGGGGTGCTGATAGACTGCGCCCATGTCCACGCAGGAAAGGCCACCGAGGTGATAGAGCTCTTCCCCATGCGGGGCGGTATATTGATGATCAGCCGCTTCAGGTCGCCATCGACCACCGCCTGTAGGTGCTCTGCGATGGCCTCAATGGGCCAGCCCTCGGTGAACCCAGATGGATCAATGGTCTTCCAAGCCCCTGCCAGAAACATATACAGGGAATCCTCACAGTCCTGCCTGTCGATGTCGATCAGACTTTTGTCGGCATCGTACCTGACACCGTCAAGCCCCTTGAGTATTACGGGTGCGTTCATCATTTTTGTTCGCCATATAAGTTAATTTTGCCCTCTCTATCATAGAATGGAGGTCTTGCGAACCGTTTGCAATCCAGTCTGGACACGCCAGACCGCCCCATGCGCCATCAAAGCGGGGGTTGTCACGGTCAATGCACATGCACTTATTGAGCCGGCACTGACCATAATTGTTCAGGAAATAGATGGGGTCTTCGCTCACACCATCACCAGAAAGCACACTATGGTCACGATCGCGTACATGATGGCGATGTGCACCATTGGCCGTACATCATCTGGGTGAATACCAAATTGCCTCATCAGTTATCTCCTGTTTTTTTGGAAAGAAGCTCACGATGTTCTATAAGCAGATCATTATATTCTTTGACCACCCATTGTAATTTAGAAACCATCTCCTTGTGCTTAAAGCGCATCCGCTCAATCTCATCAACTGCCTTTTGTATGGTTGGGTCAAGGCGATACCGCTCGCGCAACTCTTGAACGATGTCCATCAGTCATCTTTCTCTAGTGCAGTGTAAAACCGTTCTGCGGCCCATTGATCCTCTAACCACTCGTTATGGGTGGCGCAGATGTGGGCCAACAACTCAGTTGGAATATTCACCCCCGCCACAACAACCTCTGGTTTGTGGTACTTATGAGGGGAATCCGTAACAATACGCTTCCCGCTTTCGTCGAGGCACCACATTAGTTCCATCAACTCGTCCATCACTTTGCCCTCATCATCGCATCGCCCAGTGCCCATGCCTGCTCGGCGATCTGGTCAGGGGTCTTGTACGACTCCGCGTCCTGTATCAGCGAATGCAGGGCTGTGGTGGCAAAGTGCCGGCGATCGTCAGCGTGTTTGTTGTCTAACTCTATATGCAGGTCCGCCGCTCGTTCTTTCGCCTCGCCCAACCGCTCACGCAGATCCTTGTTCTCATCCAACAGGATTGAGATCTCTTTGTTCAGTCGCTTGTGGTTCTTTGCCAGCAGATCCCGCTCGGCCTCGGTCTTGGTCTTCTTCATGGTATCCCCCTTGTGTTAGTGCTACCGCTCACGAATTGCAGTAACTGGTCTGGCACCGCGACGACCGGGAAATTCCCAATCGTATCCAGATCCAATGCCGATGTTGGGTGTGATGGGCTAATCCGGAATAAGCCCCCAACAGAGCGGCAAACTCGTTATTCTTTAGGCGGTTTTGGCAACGGCATCCAGTGCGTTACGTCACCCAACCAACTATTAGATGCATTAGTCCACCCGCCGCCAGTCCATGCCGCAGTCTGGTAAAATCCCGGCTCATAGACAATGATGGTTGACCCGTTCCTTGGAGCGGTCTCAATCGGTTGCCACCGAGGTTGCCCCACATCTTTGCGGGTGACGTAGACGCCATACCGTTTAAGCAAATTTCGGATGACATATCCTTGTTCACCCATAGTGGCACCGATCTCGCTGTATGACATACCTGTCCTTGCCATCTCAACGATCTGTGAAACCCGCTCTGGGGACCATTTAGAATATGACCCCTTCTTTCGCCCCCTAGTCATTTCATGCGCTCCTTTAGCATCGCATCGGCTACAATGTAACAAGATTTTACCACATCATCGATGAAAAACTCGTCATGATTGGAAACGTAACCAATCAACGCTGCCATTGCAAACTCATCCCGCAGGGTCTTCCGCTGCTTTGCCATGGCCAGTGCGTTCTTCAACTCTGCAATCTCAATCTCCTGTGCCGATCGGTGCTTGGCAAGGAAACCACGCCCAGCATCTGCCAGCTTTTTCCGTTCCAGATCAGACAACTCAATCCTTGGCATATCACTCCCCCCTCAGTCTCAGGATAGCGTTTCTCGCGTCGATCAGGCCTTGCTGGGCATTGGCCAGCTTCTCACGCAACTGGTCGTTCTCTCTATACAGATGCATCAATTCGGTGTGCTGCCGCTCCAGCGTCAGGGAACAGCTCCGCATTACCTTGGCGAGGTGACTGTCTGTCACATGCGTCTCAAGGTTTCGGATAAACTCGGCCAGCTCCAGATCAAGAGGTTTGTTTATCATCGTACTGCCTCAAAATATCTATCATGATGCCGCGCTTGTATACGTCTGACTGTGACCACAGCCGGGCAAGTTTGAGACAGGTCTCCATGGTGATGACTGCACCGTCCTCTTGGCATATGCGGAAGATGACCTTCGCCCTTTCCCCGGCGATAAACTCAGGCATTTCTGTCATTTCTTAAACCCCTTATATCGATTCATTATTGATTCACTGAACGGACTAATCATATCCCTTTGCATCGTCATATTCAAGGATTTCCTTACTTCTGGGTTAACAAAAGTCCAGCATTCCCCAGTCTTCCTGATCCAGCACACCCACTGGATATGCGCTTCGTCTCCACACTCAATCAGGAACTCCGCATCCGCTAGACCCAGCGGTGTCATCACTTCGATCGTCGGGTTGAGCCGTGTCACTATCCTGTTTTGCACCCTTTGCCGCCTTCTTCTCTACCTTGCCTGTGAGATTCTCTATCTTCTTGTTGAGCCGGCCTACAGCAGATGCCAGACGGTTGTTCTCCTTCTTCAGCACCCTGTTCTGCTCCTCAACACCTTCCACCTTGTCTCGGTACATCTCTAACCTGACGATATCCGCTCGCATGCGGGCCATCTCAACCCGCTGCTTGACAGCCCTTTCCAAAATTTCGTCACGAGTCTCTGATCCCTGTTGGATTACTATGAAGTCGTTCATTGGTTCACCCCTTCTTGTAAAGTTTCCTCAATCACAGTTAGCATGCGCTCATGTGCTCTGACCTCTGCCTCCCGCATTGCAGAGTATGCCACCAGTGCTTCTCTGGTGCGGCCATAGGCAAGATCCACACATGCGTTCAGGACGTCCATGCGCTCTCTGGTGCCCTCGAACAGGTCAGGGTTGTATTGGCCCCACTTGGTTGCCTCTGACACCAGACTCATCCAGTCCTTGGCGCATTCGATAACGTGTTCTCTCGTTGTCATATTAATCCTCATCAGGTTCATTATCAATTGTGATCGGCTGTTTATGTGCCGCGTTCTTGGCAGCAAGCAATGCCTGCTTAACCAATTCTCTCTGCTCTGGGTCCAGTGTACTGGCATCGATCGAGATTGCCTTGACCTCCAGAGGATCTCCATTGATCCCAGAGATCTCTGTGTGCTTGACCTCACGGTACTCTGTGGCGAACCTGCTCTTTAGGGCGAAGATCAGCAATGCCGCTGGTACGTCTCCCTCCCCAAGGATTGCCGACTGCAATACCTCCTCGAACCAAACCTGCGCTCCGAGCTTTGCCATTTTAAGGGCATCGGAAAAGTCTGGATACTTATGCTCCCATTCGACTAAAGTATCATAGTTGATGCCAAGGGTTAGGGCGATCTTAGCCCTACTGGCACCAGTGATACCGAGGTCTATCACCTTGTCTAGCATCCAGTCAGGCTGATACTTGGTTGGTCTGCCGAATATATACTTAGGTCGTACGACTTTAGGCGTAATGCCTATCTTCTCTTCGAAGGGGATGATATCACCCTTGGGTTTCTTCGCCATTATGCTGTTTCCCTTAACAATTCAAATTCTCGGTATTGTGTCTCTGGTGTCCAGTCCGTTCCAATGCCTTGATCTGCGGCCTCTTGTTCGGGTTCCTGCAACTGGCATTCTGCCACATGGTCCTGATAGCGAGAGACCCAAAACCAATGATCCCGGCGTTGTTGTCGCGCTATGATTTGACTGACCCTAGAACTGGATATACCAAACTCAGCGGCCACATCTTTATGTGTCCTGCCCTTTACCGACACCTCATATAGCATTTTACGATCCCGATCTGTGTCACGCACACTTGGTGCCGCTTTGTATTGGATGGCCTTGATCCACGCAGCATTTAGCCGGGCTGTTTCTTCCTTAATCTCATCGCGGGGTGCGCCCCTTAAATGATAATATGCGGCAGATTTCCAATAATCCGATTGCCTATCTTTCCGATACTTCTCATATCGAGCCGCCGCCATCACCTCCCGCTTCAGCTCTATCTGCCGCTCCAATCGCCATAAGATGCAGTCCTCATGGGTTTCGGCTATCTTGGCAGTCTCAGTCCGCACCCAGATCTCATTCTTTGGTGTGGCCTTCAATGGCGGTTCAGCAGAGAAGTACACGCCATCGCACCATACCCCAGTGATAAAAGACTTTGCTGGGTTGAGTTCCAGTTTGGTGTAAATCACTTCAGACATGGCATATATTACCTCATAACCATTGATATTGCTAGTATTTTTGCGTTTCCGCGACTGATTTTGTAAATCTAACACAAACTTTTAATCTGGTCAAACCGCATGACCATTGGGCATCCCATCCTGTCCGCCACCAGATTTTTTATACCACCATTCCCGATACCGAGTTTTCAAATGGTGCATCGGCATCAGTTTGTCCTGTGGCACCCAGTATGCTGGCCGCTTGTTGTTCCATCGATCAGCGAAATACTCAGGCCGCTTGCCGTCCTTACAAATTACCCACCCTACCAGATGAACAACTGGCAGCTCATGGGTCAGGGCCAGAGCGAACGGCAACTGATCAGGATCTTTGTCGTGCAAGCGCAGGAGGCCGTCAGAATGTGGTGTCGATCGAACCTCGACCATGCCCCCAACATCAGGCACTTTCATATTGTCCGGCTGTTGCGACCAATTGCAGTCCAAATATTTGCAGACCGCGTATTCTCCGATCGCGCCGCTCAGGTTGGTGTCGAATAGGCCTTTGCTACCATCAGCACCATAAGCATGCTTACCGCTGACGAACATTCGTTCAGATAGCCGCTGCATACCGATGAAAGATGCAAATTCAATTTCAACCCGCGATAATTTAAACGTGATCATTCTTGCCCCCTCAAAACATCATTCCAATCCTGCCCAACCGTGCTTGGGATTCTCACAACAACTTGCCGCTCGAACTGCACCGAGATCCGATTGGCAAGCGCATAGGCCTTTAACTGCCCAGTGAAGTTGACATCATTGTCACCGAATATGTGGATAATGCGGGCCTCTTCAGGTGGCACCCACTTGGCCAGCAGGGCACCATTGATGGCCGCCCAGACCGGCATTTTGAACATGATAGCCGCCGCCATCGCTGTTTCAATCCCCTCGGCAATGCCCATCACCGGAGCGGCATCCCAGATCCGAATTGCGCACCCCTCTGGCAACTTTCCGGCCATCACCCGCTTTATCGGGCTAGCAGCTTCGTTCTTCTTCCCATCCCGTGTCAGGGCAGTCAGGTGGACGTTCACCGGCTTGCCATCGACGTCTGCAATCAATGCAATCATTCCGCCAGAGTACTCACGGATCGCTTTGGAGGCCCAAGGACGGCCAAGTCTGCTCTTTAGGTACAATGCGGCGGGCGAGGCTGTCGAGGGCTGCCACGAGCCTTCCCATGCGTTCCTGATGGCCCTCTGTTGGGCTATCTCATCCCGCTGATTCTGCGGCATCTGTTTTACGGTCTTCCAAACCTCCTGAACATGCTCGGCAATTTCCTTGAATGATCGGCCTGTGATTTTCTGAACCAGCATAAAACCGTCCCCGCTGCCGCACCCAGAGCAGAAATAAGTTCCTAGCCCTTCTTTGTCGTCGAATCGAAACCGATCCTTACCACCGCAGATAGGGCAGGGGCAGTGCTTGCCGGTGAGAAACTTGCTATCAACCCCCAGACTAGGCAGCAACTCCCGCCAGCGACCTCTTGCTAGATCCCGTGAAGGTGTTTGTTTTAGCATTTTGCTTCTCCCGCTGTTTTGCTTTTGATATGTTGTAGTGCCTGATCCAGCTCTCGGTCTCTGCGCTGATAAAGCGCGACTTCTCATCAGACAGGCCCCTCGGCCAGACCCCTAGCCGTGTCCGATAGGCATGCGCTGCCCAACCATCTTTGTATCCGCGCAGGTGGGCATGCAAGCGCAAATCGCTGTAGAACACCTGCTTCTTGTGCTGGGGCCACTCACCCTTTTTGTATTTCTTATCCTTGGTCAGCTCCATCAACTCGCCATCGACCACCTCGGTCTGACTGACCGCCTCGGCCACAAACCCGCAGGCAGGGCACTTGTTGGTCTTTGCAGGCCGTAGGAAGGCACACTTGGGGCATTCCTTCGGTAGACGCTCCTTTTGGAAGGCCTTGGCCTTCTGGCGGGTTTTCCCGTCATCTAGCGTGGTGTGGGCAATATCGGTCACAAACCCCAGACGGATGGTCGTATCGCTGTGGTCGAGGATCAAGCAATGGTCCTTGCCAGTGGCAGGGCGCAGACCGCGACCGATCATCTGGACATAGAGCATCTCGGACTTGGTAGGCCGTGCCAGAATGATGCAACGCACATCGGCATCAAACCCAGTGGTCAACACACCGACATTGCAGATCACCTGCGTGTCCTTGCGCTCAAACCGCTTGATGATCTCGGTGCGCTCAGGCATCGGCGTGTAGGCATCCATGTACTCGACCAGCACACCAGCCTCCTCGAACTGCTTCTGAATGTGCTTGGCATGGGTACGGTTCACCGCAAAGCAGACGGTCTGCTTGTTCAGGCCCTTTTCCAACCATGTGGTGACGATGTCAGCGACCAATGCACCTTGGTCCATAGCCTCGCCTAACCCCTTGAGGTCGAAGTCGCCGGCAACAGTCTTGACCTTGCCAAGATCGGGATGCGCTGGGGCGTAGACCTTGAAGTCGCATAGGTGCTTCTGGTCGATCAGCTCCTGCATGGTGGTGCCGATGATCAGATCATCCCAAATCTTGCCCATGCCTTTGGCCCATGGTGTGGCGGTCAAGCCCACGAACGGAATCCCATCCCACTGCTGATAGTTAACCCACTCGCCCAAAAACTTAAACATCATATGCGCCTCATCGACGATCACCAGATCAGCACTCGGCAAATCCCGGCGCATCAGGGTCTGGATTGAGCACACCTGAACAGGTTGCCGAGGGTCTGTCATCTCGTGCTGTGCCTGCATCACGCCAATCTCGGTGATCCCGTTCTGCCGAAACCGCTCGACGGTCTGGTCGATCAGGGTCAGAGACGGCACCGCAAAGATCACCCGCTTACCCTTCGATCGGGCCATGCTGATGATGGAGGCCGCAATGACTGTCTTGCCTGCGCCTGTAGGAAGTTGCACCACTGGACGCCGCTTACCCGTTCCAAGGGAATGACGCAGTTTGAGGATTGCCTGTTCCTGATAGTTTCTAAGTTGTGTCATAACCCACCATCCCTACTCTTACTATTAATAACCATTCTTACTGGTAAGGGTCTTAATATCTTTATCTTTATCTGTATCTCTATATATGAAGGTGCGTTCATCGACCGTTGAAGGCCCGTTGAACGGTGTTTCAACGACCGTTAAATTGCGTTTCTTTTTCAATCGTTTAGCAGCCGACAATTTACCCGCCTCTGACTGCTGTTTGCGTGTACTTTTTACCTTGTTAAGGTCACTCTCTATGCGACTGTGTATCCATGTACCGTTTTCAACTGCAAAAAATTCAACGACCGTTGAACGAGCGTTCAACCACTGTTCAATCGGCAACTTTACGATCCCTGCTAAACGCTTGTCATCGTCGGGTAGAGGCCCCCCTCTTTGCCAATAATTTAAGATCAGCAGGAAGTACGCACCGTGCTCGACGGTGGTGAGGTGTTGCGTGTCCGACAAATAATCTGTCGGATAAAACTGCAAATAGGGGAGAGAATTGACCATCGGTGAACCTCAAATGTTGGGTTGATCCGATAGTCCCGCGCCGCTATAATAGGGGCGTTCTTATCGGAACAGGGCATTGTTCCGTCACTGGTCAGAGGAGGTTCCCGCCTTCTCTGGCCATTTTCATATTGTACCCGTTTTCTTTTCCAGCATCAACTCCAACAGTTTCAGCACCGACTTAGGCACCTTGCGATCGCCCGCCAACCACTTGTAGATCGTTCGTTCCTGTACGCCGCAGAACTCTGCGGCCTCTCGGTTCAGGATTTGGAGCTTCCAAAGCAGGGTGGCGAGCTGTGTTTTTCCGTCAACAATTTCTTCCTGCATGATTACACCAATATCACTGTATCAGGGGCAAGTTCCTCAATTACTTCACGTTTAGATATGTTATAACCGAGGGTTCTTGCCAAATCCTCAAAGGAAGAAATAACGTCTTTGATGTGATACCCTTTATCCCGATCGTTGACCCAGTATGCCACTGCTGCTTTCTCTGCAATGGTGGCGGCGTCAATGCGGGCGTGAATTAATTGGTGCTGTGTGAGTTTCATAATGTTCTCTCCTTATTTTTGGATAGGCTGGATGAGGTCGCCTGCGATCTGCAATGCGATCTGAAGGCGGATGTGGTCAGGGATTTCTTCGCCTGACACAATTGATTTAACATGGGTTTCGCCGTACTTGTCAGTCCACTCAGCCCAAGTGACGTAGTGGTTGCCGCCTTGGTTAGCCTTACGATCAAACTCAATAAAGCTGATGTCGTTATCAAAATTGGTGGGGTTCTGGTACATAACAATTCTCCTATTGGATGGGGGAGGGGTGAACCCCGCTTACGCGGGGGTCTTTGCCTT